TTATTCAATTTTTCTATTCTAATTTTTCTTTTAATATAATAATTAGAATAATTTTTAACATATTCTAACTCATAATCAAACTTATCATCATAATTAAATAAAGTTTTATTATACATTTTATTTATTATTTCAAAAACATCATCATTAGTTATATCAATCACTTTTAATATTCGGAGTATCACTGCTAAAATAAGTAAATTAATATCATCACTATTTAAATCATTATCAGTAATATAATCACAAGCATAATAAAACATTTGTTGATAATATTCTTTATTTTTTTTTGACTTTTTGATAAAAAACCTTTCCATGCTTTATTTTCTTTAAATTCTTTAACAAATGCCATAATTAATATCCTCCTAAAATATTTGCAAGTTCTATTCTATCTTTAACAGCAAAATTTATAGATTCTAAATTTTTAGATGTATCCTTTAAAAAATTAACATGTTCATCCAACTCATCTATAAATGATTGATGTTCAGATAAATCGGCTTCTATCAATCTAAGTTTTTCGGTTCCAGAAGTTTTAACTTGATAAGATGTTGCATAGAATTCAAATTTTGCTTTATGTAAAACCTTCATTTTAGCAACTAATTTATATATTTTAACTGTATATACCTTAACCTCTTCAATAACACTTTGTCTATGACTAATTGCTTCGGCTTTCACATCAACAATAGTTGCAATATCGCCTTTTAATCTTGCACTTAAATTTTTAACAATAACATTCCACTCTTTTGTTGATTCTATCATTTTCTTAGACATATCTTTACGTGAATCAATTTTTTCTTCTTCAGGCATAGTTATTCATTATTTTTTATTATATATTGTTTAATTGTATATTAGTTTAGATTTTTGTAAAATTAAGGTTAAAATAATAATCAAAACTATATTGAGTTGATGATTTTGATTGGTTATACTGAATAGTAATAATATCAAACTTATAAGGGTCATAATTAATAACACTTTTATTAATCAAATTTTCTGATTTATATACACTAACATCAAAAGTTGGATTATATTGTAGCATTATATTATCATAAATAGTTTGTTGTTTAATATCATAATATCCAACATAAAAATCTATTTTATCTAATCTATATCGTCCAAATATATTATTTGTAACATATTCATAAATAGCATTATTTATATTATTAGAATATACTTCATTAGCATTTATAATCTTAAACACTCTTTGTTCTTTAATTTTAAAAAATAAGTAATCTTTTAATATAGCTGAGCCATTTATAATTATCTGCCATCTTGTGTTATCACTTAAATTAGATGTTGTTTGAGTATATAATGATATATTTTGATTATTACCTTTTAAATCTGTTAAATTCTCATAAAATTGAGTTTCCCAAATTTCTGGTATTGTATCTTTATCATAATATTGATAACCATCATTATAATTACCAACTACTTGACTAAAATTTATAGAATCATCATTAATAACAATATTATCTTCAGAGTAAATAATTTTTCCACCGAAAAATGTACGTAACTCAGTTTGATTCATAGTACCAGGAACCGAATTCACACTAAATTTTTTTAACATTAAATTGCTCTTCATAAATTAGTCTAATTGTTTTGTTTGAATTGGATCAATAATATAATCAATATTATTGAGATTTGCAAAAGCCATCTTATTTATATTTTGATCTAAATTGGTTAAAATATAAAAATCTTTATCCCAAGATGAATTAAATATAAATCTTGAGCCATAAGAATAACCATACTCATCAACCATTGGATAAATAGATTTATCAGTATCTGTATCTTTTAATTTTAATGGTGATAAATTTGGATTAATTTTTGAATAAACTAATTCTTCTATCATACCAAAATTTTCAAAAGATGTATCAAATTTATAATTTGAATCCCATTGTTTAATACTTGTTCCTGTATATAAATATATATTATTAAATATAGGAATATCTGTAAATATTGGTTCATAACTACCATTATATCTATAAATTACATTATTTGTTGATACTGCATTTGATGCAAAAACAGTATTCATATTATTTTCTTGAATATTTAAATTCATATATCTTGCTAACGGTTCGATAACATTGTATTTTTGTTTTTGATTTGAATCATAAAATGTTTCATAATCACCATAAATATTAGAAGATGGTCCTTTTATTGAACCTTTTATATAAGATTGCTTTTTTGTTTCTAATAATTCTGGGTCATTAACAGTTAAAATAAATGGTGGATCTGCTTTTCCCCAATTTGTACCAATCATTGTACAGCCAGAATTAAAAATATTTATTGGTCCAGTTGATCCTAAAACACCTTTAGAATCAAAATAATAATATGTTATACCAGACTCAAATTCTGATAATGTATTCATATCATCAAAGGCATCATTAAAATTAGCCGCCGTAATTAATGCTGGGTCATATTCTATTGCAGTAGCAGGATAAATTAAACTATTACCAACAAGTGTTTTAGAATTATAAAATCCATATTTTTCACCAAAAACAGGAACATTATTTAAATTAATAAAAGAAGTTTGTATAGGTATTATAACATTAATAACAATTAAAATATTTTTAAATACGTCATTTAAGAAAACATGAATTCCGTTAGTTCCACTATCTATTATATTATTACTATCTATTATTCCATTTTCATATAATCCAATATATGTAATACCACTATAATAATCATACACATCATTCAATATAATTGAAAATTTATAATCATTATAATTCTTACTATAATCTGAAATAATATTTAATATTTTACCAGAAGTATCTCTTGATATCTTATTTATATTAACTGCACTAAAATTTAAGCCTTTAAATAATGTAGATGATGATGAATATACATCACCAGATTGAAAAGTTGAATACTTTAAGGTTGCTCCAGTATAAAGTAATTCATTTACCGAAAATAAATGTTTATTTTTGAAAAAATAATTAAAATAATTCACATCTTTGTTTAAATATAAATCTAAATCAAATTTATTATTAATCATAAAATCGGTTTCAATATTAGTAGTTTGATTTAAATATCTAACAATATTTCCAGTACTACCAGAAAAGAAATTACCTATTCTATAAAAATAATCTAAATTTTTTTCGGTTTCGTGTGGCACATTACTTTTAGAATCACACGCACTATTATAAATATCTCCAACATCTATTGAATTATTTAATTTATAAGGATAATCACAATTAGAATTTGAGCCAGCATACCCCCATTTAACAACCGATTGATTTTTTCTCCAAATTCCTGTCAAATCGTTAAATGAAATTTCAAATAACTCATCATCAGAAACATATTCAGATGAAACATTCATAATTTGATATTGTCCATCTTCACCTCTTGGATGTGTCATAAAACTTTTATTTAGAACTGAGATATCAGTATAATCAACAGCATATAATTTATGTTCATTAGTTACATGATAAATATCTTTTTCATAATCAAAATCAGCAAAATGAGTATTAACTCTATTAAAATCAAAATCTTTAATATCACTAAATTTTAATCTATAAACAGGATAAACAATTGGCTTAACACCATATGAATATATTGGCTTTGTATTATAATATTTACTATTTTTTCCACCTTTCCAATATTCTAATTTATCTGGATAAGAATTTATAGCATAATCACTCTGAACAAAATACTCATCACCTCTTTTCTTTAATATATGATAAATACCATCAATATTAATTATATAAAGGTCACCAAACATAGATTTAAGCTCACCATTATCATAATATGAATCTATATTAAATCCAGAAGTATATCCGGAAATAAAATTAGTATATCCAGATGTGTTTCCAATTCTATTACAATTATAATCATAATCTTTATCCATATAATTAATAAAACATGATCTATCATTAACAGTACTAAATGTGACAGCACTCATATCAAATGTGCTAATTACTTGATAATTATAAACCAACCCATTTGGAATTCTATTAACTTGATAAAATTGGTCGTTATATTGAATCCAATATGTTTTATTTGTATAAAATCCTTCAACAAAAGGGGAATCTGTAATTTTTGTTGTCCCACTCATAAAAATATTATTCTTCAATGATAGTCCTGGTTTCAAATCAGGTGTTACATAGGATGTCAGATTTGTTATAAATTCTAATTTATCAATGTAAAATCCATAATACCTATTTAATGAATAATTTTTAATATTATCTGGTGTTGCCGGAACATCATTAAATAAAAACTTCATATTTAATATATGTGGAAAAATTAAATCATTACTTCTAAATGAATCTAATATTTCTTTTTCTAATTTAAAATGTGGTTGTTCATAATATAATATTTCTTGTAAAAATTTAGATTTAGAAGTATAAAATCCATTAACATAATCTATACCATAAAATTTAGAATATTCATATTGCTTAAAATTTAATTCAAATGAATTTTCTGGAAATAAATCATTATTTGTATAATTATTATATAAGAAATAACCTATATCACTTTGATATCTCATATCAGAAAAACTAACACATTTCCATTTATCAACAATTTGAGAATAAAAATTATCCTTATTTAATTTACTTACACTAAAATCATTATATTCTTCTTCGTATGGTGTAGGATCGTCAACTCTTAATATTATAAACCCTTCAGGTAAATTATTTTTTTTTATAAATAATGGCGCTAAATATTCATAATCTTCATTATACCAATTATCCTCAACTGACTTAGCACCAGACCAATAAATATCATCAAATTGCTGACTATATTTAGAAAATGTAGTATCATTATCAGAATCATATTTAACATCAAATGCTATTTGTGATGATAATCCATCATAAAACTTAATAATCTGATCATCTAATAAATTATTTTTATTTAATAAAAAATGTTTAAATTTTTGATCTGATAATTGTTTATTGGTATCAAATGATTCTAAATATAAATTGTAATCAGAAGCAACAACTAACTTAACATTAGTTGTCAATGCTGGATTTGTTCTTAAAAGTTGAAAGCTATTATTAATCATTCATATAGTTATTTTTAAAGCATTGTTGATGTATTAGGGCTATTGAGAGTTCTTGTTGTGTAAGTTTTATTTCTAAATATTTGAAAATTAACTTCAAATTCAAATGGCCTACTTAAATTTTCTGGTTCTAAAAATATTCTTAATTTTCTAGTTACAGGGGTTGATGTTGATAAAGTTGATGGAAAAGTAACTTTATCATTTGTTCCACCAGATAATTTAAAGAAAATTTTAATTGGTAATGTGAATTTTGTACTAGCATTTATTAATTTAACTCCACCAACATCTGAATATACATAATTGTTAATATTATCAATATATGGATGAACAGTAACAGGAAAATCAGATTGATAATTAGCATCAGGAAGAGTAATTGTCAATCCAGTCCAACTAACACCACTAGTTACAGTAGAGTCAAACAAATCAATTGTAGATCCAGATGCAACACCAAGATTCCATTTATTAGAATATAGTGAATTTCCTCTATCATCAACAGTAGAACCGGATCTATATATAGGATCAGTGCCAGAAGAATCAGATACCCAAATAAATTGATTATCAACTTGCTGATTTAACTGATCAGACGAATCAACATATGCTGCTAATGACCCATTTGCAATAGCGGTATTATAAAATCTATTATCACCAACTGTAGAAGGTACGTATTTTCTATATGAAAGTAAACCAAGTTGGTTACTAGTAGAAATATTTTCAAATTGTAAATAATAATCATCAATAGAATAAATATTATTATAATAAGTTCTCGATGTGCCGCCAAATAATGTGGCATATTCTTCACAACGAACTGCAACATTAACTGAAGCACCATTTGCTATTAAAATTTCATTTGAATTTTTAAGTAATTTAACAACAAGTTCACCTTTAGCAAGCAATATAGTTTGTTCAAGTGTTGATATTTTATCAGTTAATAATTTTAAATAAGCATTTAACATAATGACATTACCATTGGCATCCTTAAAAGATGTACCCAAATTAACATCTTGATGTGCAACATATAAATCATTAACATTATATGATTGTTGTAAATGTGTTGTCAATCCCATAGAATTAAAATTACTTAATAATTGAGATGAAATTTGATCAGTTTGTGCGTTTTGTAAAATAGTAGAACTATCATTACCAACTTGTGCTAAATCATCTGGGAATTCTATTGTTAATATATCACTCCAATCAGATTCAAGAGGAGCATTTGGCCAACCAACTTCTGATATTGATTTAACTCTAATATCAACTTTTTCATTTTGCTGTATTGAAACATCTAATTGATTTATATTTGGAGCATTAGCATCAGTAACATCTTCCACATTCCAAGTCCAAACATCTAGCGCACTATTATAAGTTCTTCCTCTTACATCACTTGAAAATTGATTCCAATTAGAAAAATATCCAGTTACAGTTGAATTTTGAGTTGAAACACTAGGATTAGTATATGCTTTAGATTGGTCTAAGACATCTCCAGTTGAGGTAGCATTTGTATAAATTGTTTGTGTCATGTTTAAATTAAAACCTTCTGTGGTGGGTTCTGAACCACCTTTGGCGCTATATCTATATTGAACCTTAAATTGTATCACCTCTTGTTTTTGTTGCTGTCCTGATGTTGTAACAACAATTGGTGCTGGAAAACTCCAAAATCCACGAATTCTGAATTTTGGTGTTTCAGTTGAAGATGATCCAGTATTTTCTGCGCTAATTTTATTTACAATAGACGTATATAATTTCGTTTGTGAATTTTGCTGATCAATTAAAGAATTTAATTGATTTTGTGCAGCTTGTTTATCAGAAACCGATTTATATTGTTTAGTGCTAACTTCCTTAGTTTTTTGCGTAATAGCGTCATTCAATTGACTTAATTGTGAATTAACAGATGTTTTTTGTGATTGTAATGCTTTTAACTTCGCTGAATTTGCAGTATTTGTCAAATGTGTATTAATTTGTACAACTTTAAAATTAGTACTATCTAAAGTAAGAACATTTGGTGTAGAACCGAATTTACTAGGAATATTTTTAACAATCATATCCTTTAATACTGATCCATAATCATATACAGTTTCACTATAATATTTATTCATTGAAACTGTATTATTAGTATCTAATACTAAATCATTACTATAAAAACAAGTACCATATGACCAAGTTGATGCTACTATACCAGAATCTGTATTAATTGGCTTAACAAAAACTACATTATATTCATCATAACCAATTGTCACTTTAATTGATTTATTAGATAATGTTGGACTATAAAATTTTAACGCTTTTGAAATAATTGGCACAGGCTCTAAACCTTCAGTTCTTTCTAAAATAACTCTAAAATTAGATTTAGCTGTACTAATCTCTTTAATTTTCCATTTTGTTGATGAATTTTTTTTATTAATAATTAATTCATCACCAATTGCTAAAGTATTTGTATTACCAGAATAATCGTAATATGTAATTGAACCTAACGCATACCATAATTTTTTATTAATAGTGTCATTATCAACGCCAACAACATCAAAAGTACCATAATATTGTAATTTCTCATAATCTAAATCAAATTGCTGTTCATCATAAGGCTGATTAGAAAACATCACACCATAATTTTTTGGATTACCATACCAAGTTGTTAAATCATCAATACTTATATTATTTTTATTTAAAAATCTATTTTCAAAATCTTTTTTAGATGTTAAACCATCTGTAGTATAATTTCCAGATGTATCTTTTTGAAATTTAATAATATATCTGCGAGATAATACTTTATTAACTTTTATATCTATTTGATCGGTTAAATCAAGTTCAACCGCTAGCATAGGATTAGACAACGATTCAAAAAATGAATTATTAATTGATGTAAATTTTGATACTGTATTTAAATTATCAATTGGATCTGGCTCACGGTTTAAGTCATCAACATAAACCCTTCTCATAGTTGTACCATCTGATACATATGCAGTTGAGTCTGCTAAACCAGCTAGTTTTCTAATATTTCTATTAGCGATATCTAATTCATTTTTTAATTGACCAACTGTTGGAAATTGATATGTTGATGATGTTCCATCACTATTCATTAAATTAACACTAACAACCGAATTTCTATTAGTTACAACATCATTTAATTTGGTTATAACTTCAATTGAATTCTTATTTAATAATGCTAATTGTTCTGCAAAAGATACAAAGGTGTTTTTCTGATTTATCATTTTGAACGATTTAATTTTTTATTATATATAAAAAAATTAACTCTACAAAATATTTTTTACTATTAAATGAAACACCTTTGTAAATTAATAATAGTTATTATCTTCTATTACTTTACTTTTTTTCTTTAATGCCACAATTCCTTGACCATCTGTTAATTGCTCAATAACATTATAATATTTTAAAGTCATTTGATAATCTTCTCTATTAAAATCATGTATCATTACAATAACATTTTCATCTATCATATCATATATTGCTTTAGCACAATATTTTCTTGCTCTTCCATCTATTAACACTTTAGTAAATTTCAAATTATTATTTTTTGGAAATTCAATATAATTCTTAAATTGTTCATATCTACATGGAATTGGATCTGGTGTATGTGCTGCAATATAATTCAATTCAATATTTTCTATATTGTAATTATCAACAGCAATTTGAATATTATTAATCCAATCTTTATCATGCTCAATAGATATTACTTTTTTTACTAATCCAGAAAAATATAAGGTAGAATTACCTGAACCCCATTCTAAAAAAATATCATCTTTATTCAAATATTTTTCAATAAACTCATATTCATATTTGTGCATTAGTGGTGTAAAAAAACTTAATTTATTCATATTTTATTTTTATTTTTATAAATTTAAACCAATAAATTTATTTTATCTATCAAATCCTGAGACATCCAATTCTTATATTCTCCAACCACGCCTTTACCAGGATTAAAATTTGGTAAATTTTTATCATTAACATTAGGTATTACATCCCCAATTTTTTTACCAATATAATTTTCAATTATCAATTTTTGATTATTAAAATCTAATAATATATCTTCATAATTCAACACAAGCATATTATCCTTATATTTCATCCATCCATCAATATGTAATTTCCACCTATTTACATAATTTTCAGGCTCAATTATAACATGAGGATCTGGTGAATATGGCAGCAAAAAATCTCTACCAATATCATCAGGTTTACTAAAAATCCAATCTTCAAATTTTGGAAATCTATCTAAATCTTTAGGAAATGGTATAAACTTATAATAACTAACCAAAACATCTTTAACATCTCTTTTTAAATAAATAACTTTATACTTCTCAAATAAAAAATCTAAATAAGACAAAACAAATTCAACTTGATGATGTGATTTACAAACTATATTTTCAATATACGAATTAACAACAATATCTTTATATGTATAATGTTTATAGTTTTCTAAAGTATATGGTATAGACTGTGGAATAAAACCAATAGTATGAAATTCTCCATTCTTATCATAATTTATTAAATTTATTAGCAAGTGAGTACCTGACCGTTCGTGAGTTATTACTATTATTGGCTTCATTTATATTTTAAAATTATTTCCTTACATTTTTTAATAAATTGATATGCATTTATTTTATCTTGAGTTGCAATATCAAAAAATCGTATTTCAAATTGATGATATAGCCAATCATCATATGTTGTACCATTACCATACCGTTTATTTAAACATTTCCATTTTTTATTTAATGACGAAGTTATTTCAAATAATTTTACATTCACGCCATATTTTGGAGCAACCCAACTAAATTCACCACCACAATCATATTCGTCTCTCAATTTGAAAGATGGACTATTCAATTTTTCATAAACTTTTTTTGTTATTCCAAAACAAGCTGGAGCAGCATAAACAAAATTAGGAGTTCTAGTTTGATTTACCTGTTCAACACCTATAATAGAATTATCATCTGAAATTTGATCAACTATATATTCATATAATTTAGGTTTTAATGGAATGCAATCAATATCAAAAAATATTAAGATATCAAAATCTAAACTTTTTATTTTTTGATCCATCCAATCATGATGAAATGATAAATCTGTAAATTCTTGGTTCAATTCCATATTAAATGTATCAAAAACTTGCTTTTGACATTCAACAACTCTTTCAGGAATATTATTCATATAACAAGAAAAAACCTGTACATTTCTACCATTAATTTCCATAAACTATCAAATAATCAACGCCTTTTTTAGTGATAAATATTTTTTCTCCATCATCAAAAATTTCCATTTTATCTGGAATAATATTCCATTCTTTTAATTTTTTAACTAAAAATAATTCATTTTTTCTTCTATCAGAATTTGTCCATTGACGATTTCCTGATTTATGATCAAAATAAAGATGATAAATTTTAACTTGTGGTATAACAATTAAATCATAACCTTTTCTAAATATATTATAAGTAAATACTGTTTCTTCTCTATGAGATGATGGCGACATTTCTAAAGGATAATCATCAGCAACAATTCTATTAAAAAAATAATTAGAATATAAATGCTCTACTTTTTTTATATCTTTTGATTGTTCGTGAACCATTTGAATATTAAATTCTGAATAAATGTTTTCTATTTTAGAATAATATCCATTTTCTTCCTTCGGCCTTTTATCAGGATTATCTTTATAAAATGAATATAAATATTTATCTATAATAATACCTGACATTGCACCAATATTAGGCTTAATATTTTTAACTAATATTTCTAATGTATTACTAGATAAAATATTATCATCATCTGTTTTAAAAACCCAACCATCTTCTATATTTTCTAGTCCTATCTGAAGAGCTGGTACAGCTCCTTTACATTGACCATAAAAATAATCAAATTCAATATTTTTTTCTTTGAATAAAACTAAAATATTTTTTAATATTTGAAAATCATAAAATTTTTTTTGTTTACTATCATCAATCAAAACTACTCTATATGGAGAGTAGGTTTGACTGAAAATTGACATTAAACAAAGTGGTAAAGTTGTTTCGTATCTATCACAAGTTGTCAACAGAATAGTAACTTTATTCTTCTTCATATATTCTAAGAACTTCTTTTACAACATCTTCTGGTTCAGGTAAATAATCATATAATGTTTTACCTTCTGGAATTTTATCAATAGTATCTGTATAAAATTCTGTATGTCTTATTTCAAGATCATCTAGTAGTAAAGATTTTTGCATTGCTCTTGTTTTATAAGATTGTGTGCCATTTCTAAATGGTAGTATATGCTCAGCATGTTTACAAGTTGGCATAACGACAATCCAATTATCAAATGCGCCAGCAATATGTAAAGGTGATGAATCGTTAGTTACAAGCACCTTTGATAATGATATAAGAGCAATAAGTTCACCTAATGTTGTTATATCTCTGAAATCATAACCACCTGGGGGGCAAGTAACTGGAAGATAACCTTGTTTTTCATCAATTGTTTTACCAATAAGAACTACTGACAATTTTTCAGATAAGCCGTCAATCACTTTTTGCCACCACTCAATTGGAAATGTTTTACTTGGCCACCATTTTCCTGGATGAACAAGTACCATTTTTTTATCATGTGGCTTATCTTTCATCATATCAATAACTGATGCAACATCTTCAACATCAAGTTTAAGTTTAATAGTTTTGTCTTCGTTTGGAATAGTTCTTTTTATCATTGACATTGTTGCAAAATCTGTTGGATGAAAAAGAACGTGTGATAATTTATGTTCAGTTTGCTCATCATCTGGGCAAGTATGCATTGTGATTACAGCATCTTGCATACCTTTCCATTGATCATAATCGAAAACTGGCATATCAAGATGTTCAAACAATCTTGGAAAATGAGTAACAACAAATATGTTAGCATCTGGATATAATTTTTCAGTATATCTAATTGCTGGTTCAGCACAAAGTTGGTCTCCCATACCTGCAGTTACAGATATTAATATATTTCTTTGATAATTATATTCTGGTGAGTCTATTTTCCATTGTTCAATATCTTTTTTTAGAACATCTAAAAGAATTTCTTTTGGTGCACCAGCATAATGAACAATATATGAATCAAGTCTTGAAATTCCCATAAATTTATCTAACATATCCATCCTATTAAATTTATATTCAAGATCAAACATGTCAATTTTATCGTTAATAATTCTAA